GCGCAGGTTAACCAGCGTAACCTTCTGAGCGTGCAATATGGTGATAACAAAGCCGGTATTGAGCGAGTCGACAATGTCATGGCAGATGCAAGTAAAGCTGTCGCTGAGTCGCTGCGCACACTGGATTCCAGTACTGGTGGAAACACCGCGAATGTCACTGACTTGTCGAAGACACTTGCTGATTTTACCCAGGCGTCTGCTACGCAAATCAATTCGCTAAAGGTCACGGTTAACGGTCAGTCTGCAGCGATTGTCCAGAACAGCCAGGTATCAGCGGACATCAATAACAACCTGAATGCGATGTACAGCATCAAGGTCGCTGTTGATTCTAATGGTAATCAGTATGCAGCAGGGATGGGGATTGGTGTTCAGAATACGCCGTCCGGCATGCAATCACAGGTGCTGTTTGTGGCTGACCGATTCGCTGTAATGGCGCAGGCTGGAGGGTCGGTCTCTTTGCCGTTCGTAATTCAGAACGGACAGACCTTCATAAACGATGCGTTTTTCCGTGATGCCAGCATTCAGTTCGGGAAAATCACCGATTCACTGAAGTCGGATAACTTCGTTAGCGGTTCGGCTGGCGCTGGCTGGAATCTGCCGAAAAGCGGTAATGCCGAGCTGAATAACGTCACGATCCGGGGAATGGTATACGCCAGCGGTGGCAGCTTTAAAGGAACAGTAGAGGCAACGTCATTTGTTGGTGATGTTGCCAACGTTGGTGTCGGTTCGGATGCTTCATTAAGCGGAACTGCTAATTTAGTTAAAACGATTACTTATACTGACTCAGGATCAAGTAGTCTTGCTAAGAATGCTCTTGTAGAAGCAACCTTTTATTCATCAGCGAATGCCGATACCAGTATGAATGTTATTATTGATATTAATGGGACATCCAAAACGTTTTCAAACCTTCCAGTGCAATCCGGCGCGTATTCTAATAATTTTTACACATTGAGATTTGGAGTTAAAGGAATAAATACAAATACAGTTAAAGCAACATTGACTATCGTTAATGCTAACTCAGTAAGTAAAATTATTTATTCTCCAAGCTTAATGATTACCAGAGGTACGGGCTCATTTGTTGGCTAGAAATAAATGAGTGATAAAATGTTATTGTTATTGAGGGCTGGAATATTAAGCCCTCCTTTTCACTAACTATTAATTCATACCAATTGGTTAACTGCATTTATTTGAGCGTAGAAATTAACTATCGCTCTCAAAAATTCATTTCTAATTATGCAAAATCCGCTCAGGTGATGCATTGCGAACAGGAGAAAATATGCTTTATAACACTGGCACTATTGCCATCAGCGGAAACACCCTTACAGGTACCGGCACAAACTTTACTGCTGCGGGCTCACTTATTCGTAACGGCTGTACTGTTATCGCCCTGAC